ACAGCTAAAAAAGGTACATCTTTTGAAAAGCTAGAATTAGAACAGCTTAAAAAGAAAAGTCAAAAGTCCGTTAAACCAGAAGTTAAGAATAAACCAGAAGTTAAGAAAGAAAAAGTTAAAGTGGAAACTCCTACACCCGAGTATAAACCTAGTAAAACTTATGAAGGTACATTTATACATGGTGAATTTGTAGGTAAAGAGACTACTCCAAAGAAACAAGAACTTATGATTAATATGCCATGACTGAAGAATCAGAATTTAAAAAGAAATTAAAAGGTTTTACTGCTGAAGTAGGTGGTGGTGTAGGTACTGACTTTGCCACTTCACCTTTACTAGCAATGGGTCCTAAAGGTTGGGTTGCTTATGGTGCTATTAATGCTTTTCAAGGTAGTGCTACTAATTATCATGTTCAGAGATATTTAAACCCAGACGAAAATGTTAACTGGGGAGAAGTTGTAACATCAGGATTATTTAGTGCAATACCTTTTATGGATATACCATCGAAAGCAAAGTATGCAAAATACTTGGGTAAGCCCGGTACACTTAAACGTGCAGTTGTAGGTGGTGCCGGTATAGGGCTAACACAACAGCAAATACTTAAAGCTTATGACGAAGGTGAGTTTCTAACTCCTATAGAAGCTGGTTTATCTATTGGAATTGGTGGCACAACTGGTGGAGCTACAAAAGTTGTCGGCGATGAACTTGCTAAAAGATTGTTTAAAAGTATTCCGTATGAAAATACAGATCAGAGAACTCTTAAAAAAATGAAACGTTTGTTTCAGCCTAACTTAAAAAATAAAACACGTGATAAATTAGTTAAAATGGGTTTAATAGATCCTGACGGTAATCTTACAATAACCGAACTTGATAAGCGTGAACTAGGTAAAGACCGTGTATACTGGGAAAAAATAACTGAACCTAGAATAGCTGCGTTAGTTAAAGAGTTTGACGGAACACCAGAAGATGCTGCTCGTATTTTTGCAGATCAGAAAACGGCATGGGGTAGACAAAAGTCCGCTGCCGGATGGTTGAACAAGTATTTTAAGGCTCTTTCAACTGAATTAAACGATGATGGAGTACCTCTTAATGAAGTAGTACTAGGTCAACTACCAAATGGTAAAATTAGCTTTGTTCAAAAAGGATCACCTAACAGTTATCCATATGCGTTTGAAGTAGATCATCGAAGAGCTATTCAAGAACTACGTGAACTAGGTATACCACTTGGAGTAGGAGCTAATTTTGATGATAATTTAGAAATTGTGCTGTCAGTATTTAACAGAGCTAAAAACAATCTTGGTAATCCTAGTTTACCGGCTGACTTTACTGAAGCATTAGGTCTAAGTACAACTCTAAAAGATATGATAGGTAAGTATTATAAGAGTCGGTTAGTAACTAAATCTCTTGATATACCAGAAGTATATAAAAATAGAGCACTTAAAGATATGCTTGAAGATTTACAAACTCAATTATCTAAAGCAACAGCTGAAGGAGTTGATGTTACACCTTATCAGATTAAAGAATGGGCTAAACAGTCCGCAATTAGAGAAGTTAGCTACTGGAAAGCCTTTGGTGCACCTTTACAAGAAGCATTAGAAAAAGCTACTGAAAAAGCACCACTTGATATACAGAGGCAAATAGATGCAGACAGATGGGCAGGGAATGTTAACCCTGACACAAGATGGGAAGAGTTACAGTACATGGGAATATTTGATTACTTAAGCAAATCACTTAAAAAGAAGTATAAAAAAGCAGCCGAAACCTTTATTAATACTAAGAGAGGTTTACGAGCAAGACCTAAGAAGAAGTACTATATAGATCCAAATGACTGATACTTTAGCATTATTAAAACAAGACTTTAAAATGTTTTTACAGGCACTCTGGCACGAGCTAGGGCTGCCTGCACCTACGAGGGCACAATATGCAATTGCTGATTACTTGCAGAGTGGTCCCAAGCGACTACAAATACAGGCGTTTCGGGGAGTTGGTAAGAGCTGGATTACTGGTGCTTTTGTTTTATGGACTTTATTTAATGACCCCGAAAGAAAAATAATGATTATCTCCGCCTCTAAGGAGAGGGCGGATAATATGTCAATCTTCTTACAAAAACTGATTATTGAGACACCATGGCTAAACTTTCTAAGACCGAAATCGGACGATTCTCGTTGGAGTCGCATCAGCTTCGACGTAGCTTGTTCACCACACCAAGCCCCAAGCGTAAAGTCGGTGGGAATCACTGGGCAGCTCACAGGAAGCCGAGCCGATCTCATGATTTTAGACGATGTCGAGGTTCCGGGCAACAGTATGACGGAGCTTATGCGTGAGAAACTTCTTCAGTTATGTACCGAAGCCGAGTCAATCCTCACGCCGAAAAGTGACAGCCGTATTATGTATCTCGGGACTCCTCAGACTACTTTTACTATTTATCGTAAGCTGGCAGAGCGTTCATATCGTCCCTTGGTTTGGCCCGCCAGATATCCAAGAGGAACCAACATTACCCAATACGAAGGACTTTTAGCACCTGAGTTACAAGCTGATATAGATGAAGGAGCAGAAGAATGGACTCCTACAGATGACAGATTCACAGATGATGATCTACTTGAAAGAGAAGCATCTATGGGTCGAAGCAACTATATGTTGCAGTTCCAATTAGATACAAGTTTAAGTGATGCGGAAAAGTTCCCTCTTAAAATGGCTGACCTTGTGGTTACTAGTGTCAATCCTACTACTGCTCCCGATAATGTGGTGTGGTGTTCAGATCCACAGAACGTCATTAAAGACGCCCCTACGGTGGGACTGCCCGGGGACTACTTCTACTCACCCATGCAATTACAAGGAGAATGGGGTTCATATTCCGAGACCATATGCTCCGTAGACCCCTCTGGAAGAGGCTCAGACGAGACTGCAGCCTGTTACCTATCCCAACGTAACGGAATCATCTATTTGCATGAAGTACGGGCTTACAGAGACGGATACAGCGATCAGACATTGCTTGACATTCTTGCTGGATGTAAGAAGTTTGGTGTGACATCATTAGTTATTGAGACAAACTTTGGAGACGGAATTGTAAGTGAATTATTTAAGAAACATCTTATACAGACAAAACAGAACATCAATGTGGAAGAAGTACGTGCTAATGTGCGAAAAGAAGACAGGATTATTGATAGTCTCGAGCCTATTCTTAACCAACACCGTCTTGTTGTTGATCGGAGTGTTATTGATTGGGACTATAAGAGTAACAGAGAAGCAGCTCCCGAAGAACGACTACTCTATATGCTCTTTTACCAAATGAGCCGTATGTGCCGACAAAAAGGTGCAGTCAAACACGACGATAGACTGGATTGTCTAGCACAGGGAGTCAAATACTTTACAGATGCTCTACATATAAGTGCATTAGACCAAATCGCTCTACGAAAGAAGAACGAGTTCGATGCAATACTTCAGGACTTTCTTGATAGCCCTCAAGACAGTGCAAACAGCCTTGTCTTAGGTCTAAGCTTAGAACAGCGTCAGGAAGCCCGTGGAAAGACCTCTGGAAAGCCTCTTCCTACTTGGCGTTAGGTCGATCCCTCACGTATACAGGGGAAGAGAAGGGTGGACTCGACCCCTCAGAGGGAAATCGTTGTCTTAATCGACAACATCTCCCTCTTTTACTGAATATCATCATTTGATATTTCTTAAAACACTTACTCTACACCTCCTTTAACAGCATATTACCGTATTATACCGAACTATACAGGCGGTAAGCTGTTAAATTTTGACATAATTTTCTGAAGCCATGTATACGACGCTGGTAGGTCGCAGTTCCCCCATATGGGTCTTGCTATAATAAAGCAACTGAGTCTCACCGAGACGCATGAGTTGCATGAGTCTCAGCGCAACAAGGACGTACCTACTGTGAGACGCAGTATGAGACTGGTCAAGTACATATGATACATCACAATCATACGCAACACGGACGCAATCAAGACACATGAGACTGTTACAATGTGTAGCGATCTGTAGGCGTCTCAGTCTTAGTCCAGTATCAAGCAGTATTATACTGAGACTCACAATCATATGCGACTCAGATTAGATGTGTTGGACTGCTAAAATATCATGTCTGTCTCAGATTGGATTGCTATAATAAAGGTATAAGAGAAAAGGAGACACAACATGACCAACATCAAGACTCAAGCTAAGACAGCCTTCGGTAGAACATTACACTATGTTACAGATCCACAGTATGCAGAAGCTCTATATAGATTAACAGGTAAAAAAACTATTAATGATGTAGATATTATTAATTTACAAATGTTAGGATTAAATGTTAATGGTGTTAATTATGTTAATCAATTAGAATTAGCAGGAGTTTAGTTATGTATAATAAACCAGTACCAAATCATAGATTCTTTAAATATTATCATCATTCTGCTACTTATTATGAACAGTTAGCAAAAGAAATTGATATGTTAAAAGAACAATGTAAAACTGTATCTTATAAGCAATTACCTTCAACAATTAATTGTAATCGTAAGAG